TTACGAACTATAATTTAATTCTTGAATGTATTCTTCGAGTTTTCTCTTTTCATTTCTAGTTAATTCATTTGGGTGCATCATGAAATATGAGTTACGTCCAACTTTCACCTTTTTATCGTGTCCGAATTGTTTGGCTCTACGCCAATTCATGCAATCCAAAGGAACTAAGATACAATCAAATTTCCTCGCCATTGATTCAGCAAGCTGTAACTGTTTATAGTGTGCAAATTCCTGGTACAACTTCGCAAAACGCACTACTGGAAGGCTTGGCGTGAAATATAAGAGGTTTCTTGGGTCTTTATCTTTAAATGTATTTGGTAAAACTGAATACTCGGCAATCATTTTTATGCTCCCTTCTTATCTAAACGAACTTTCTTCTTTCTCGACCTATCATGTATCTCTTCTAACGTTTCAAAGAACGCCTTAGATTCTCTTTCATTTGGTGGTAATGGGAAAGATTGAACCATTGCATAAGTGTCATATAAATTCTGCGAAAAGTATTTTTTGGCTGTACGCATCGGAAGGAATGTTTTATTTAAAAATTCCCCTGTTTGATAATCAGTGAATCGTAATGAAAAACCTTTCTTACCAATCTTACGAACATCCACTAACACCTCTACAATTTGCCTAATTCGACTATCCACGTTGTTGATAGAAGGTGAACAATACATTTGTATACTCTTCATTTTCCTTGTGTACATCATGACTTCAGTTGCAACGATAGAGCCATGTTGCGCCCATTTTCGGTTACTGAAAGCCATTTGACATTCATCCCAACAACAAATACTCCCCTGCGCTTCAGCGACCTCATACCAATCTGTATAGTGAGTCATCGGGTACGAATCTTTTAAACCATAATTTGAAAATAATCTTATGTCCGCGCCCTTCTCCGCTGACTTCTGTTTCCAATAATGAGCTAAAACAGACATAATAAACGTTTTCCCTTGTCCTAGTGGCCCTTGTATAAACATATGATGCATTTACTTCTTACCTACCTTTTCAGCCATTACAATCGGTTTTGGTGGCTTTGGTATTAATGCTTCAATTGTCTTAATAAAGTAATCTGGGTCAGCAACATGAACTTTACTTTTCATAATAAATTCTATGATCGGCTCATATGGATTTTCTTCACCATGAAGATATGTATTCTCCCCCAACTTTCTCAGCAAGATAATGCCCCGTATTTGCGCTTCTTGTAACTCTTGGGCATTCCCTTGCATTTCCTCCAATACTTGTTTTACATCGCTTATGTGCTGAACCTCTGGGAATAGATTGTCTGTAATAACACTTTGTAACGTTTCAGCGTTGTTACTCATTAAAATTCACCCCTTATTTACTCTGCTGATATGTTTGAGTCGGTACTTGTTGCGGTTCTGCCTTATTCGAACAACTCGTTGCACCAAACACGATAATACACAACACAATAACCCCAAATAACGCCATTTTCGTATAATCCATTGCACTTTCTACTGGCTTTGGTTTGTATTGCGTAATCTTAGTAAGAACTATGCTTTTCTCTAGTTCCGCCAATCTCCTTGTCTCTTGAATAGACTTAGAAGGCGCTCTATAAAAAAAGTTCCGCCCCGTTACACTGTTTGTTACTTCGCAATCTTCCAAAGGGATCATGTATTCACCATTAACAAATATTTTTCCGTCCGAAATCTCACTAATACGTTTAATATCACTTGTCTTATTATCATTATCAAAAACAATCGCTACATCATTTGTTTCTGGGAAGAAATCTTCCTCTTTCAACTTTTGCCTACTAAACTTACTAAAATTCAACATCCCTTTACACCTACCCTATAACGCTTGTATGCTTTGTTTTTCTTTTCCTGTTGTAAATCTTCATCGCTATAAAAAATACCGTCATAACGCCAAATGAAGCGCCTAAACTAAGCACGTACATATATACAAATGCTTCTACCACCACTTAACACCTTCCTTAGCACTGTAATAAACTCTCATAAGCGACCTAAAAATGATTAATCCCCCTAAAAGAGTGACAGAACCCAAAATAGATGTAATGAGAGTTTGCCAAACTGTTGGCATATCTCCAAAGACTGATAAATACTTACCTACGTTAATTCCTTGCGCTGTTACCATGTTTATTCCTTGCAACTTCTCAATACATAAATCTAAAAAGCTAACAATTGGGTCAAAAATAGAATCAATAAACGACCTTAATTTCGCCTTTATCCCCACATCAATCACCGCCTACTCGTATAGATGAAATTAACTTCATCGCTGAAATTGCGGTGAAAAACCACAAGATAAACAGCATGATATAAGCAACAGAATTCAATTGCATCGATTCTGCGATACCGAATACTTTTCCTATCATCGACGAATATCCATGACCAGAAGAACCAGGAGTAAAATGTAAACTCGCTAAAGTTTTACCGAACCCGACAACCAACGACCATAATAACTTTGCTGTCTGGAAAATGAGCGTAAACACTTTAACGATTACGACACCAACCATATAAAAGAAATATAAAATAGCATCTAAAATATCTAAGAATACTTGTATAACGTTTAAAATCGCATCTATAAAGGGTTTGAAGAGATTATAAATAAACTCTCCAATCCACTTTATACAGTCCCACAAAAGCCAAAACAGCTTTTTAAACGCACCGCCAATTACACCCATTACTTACGGAAACCTGTTGCCGAATAAAACAGAACGATAAGTTTATCAGCAAACATTAATACACTAAGTACAAATACAAGAGGTGTTAAATACGGCATCATTTTCATAAAAATCGTTGTCATTACTGCATCAAACAATAAAGTCATTTCTTTTCACCCTTTTTCTTATGATCCAGAACTGCTTGTACAATTAACTTTTTCAACGGTTTAAACCATATCACCGCAATCCCAACTAAAATAAATGGCGACAACCACAATACAATCGTTCCCGAAGTTTCAAGAAACTCCATTGCTGTTAAAGGTGGTTTCAAATCATATTCAATCGTTGTTGCATCTTTTGAAGGTGTTTCAATAACAGCTCCGCTCTTATTTCCTTCTTTATCTTGCAAATTAACAGCACTCACTTGAACACTGTATTCTTTGCCATTCTCTAAATTGTTTAATATTAATTTATTAGAATTCAACAATTCATCTGTTATTTTCTTACCGTTAACATATACGTTATAACCTTTTAAAAACGGTGAATTAACTCTTTCCCAATTGATTACTAAACTCCCATTTTGCGGAGTTAAAAACACACTTTTCGGAGGGTCTAACACTGGCATATTCGTCATTACTTTTACTGTCTTACCAGACGTTTCAAAACCATTTTCATCAATTGCCTTAACTGTAAAGTCATACCCTTCAACTTCTTTTAATCCTTTTACAACATAAGAATTTTTAGATTTATCAAGCTTACCTAAAGAATATTTACCTTGATAAACATTAACCCCTGTAAACTTCGGTGTATCTGGGTTCTCCCAAGATAAAGTAACTTGATTCAAACCAACTTCAGCTTTTAAATTTTCCACATCTGTAACCTTATCTGTTGTGCCATAAACCTTAAATTCATACACCCATAAAGGATTAAGGTAGTCGTACTGAATCGAAACATATCTCACATTACTAATTTTTTCTGTAAATGTGAACTTCATATAATCCGCTAAAACTTTTTTGTTAGAATCGTAGTATATAACATGCAAAGTTGCCGCATTTTCAGAGCCAGTACCCTTCGTTTCATTGATAGTAAATTTATCAATTGTGTAAACCTCGCCTAAATCATACATAATAGGATATTTTGAATAAACTTTATCGTATGTACCCTTATTACCATCCGTCATATTCTTGAATTCTTTACCCGTTTCCTTTGTTACACCAGTTTTACCTTCTAACAAATCCACAACGGCTGCACTCGCAAAGTTAGGAATAGCAAAGCAAAACATCATAGCAAAAACCAATAAAAAACCACATTTCTTTAAATTCAA